ATTCCTTGGAAGACTGACGAACTTGAGTGGGTGATTAACGAGTGGTGTACTTTGAACTCTAGTGCCGAACAAGATGAATCATCTAACAAACCAGTCAGAGGACAGCGTTTGACAAAGTATGGAAGAGATGGAGACGACCACGCGTTTCACGCTCTCATCTACGCTAGACTAGCCGCAGACTTGGAAGAAGACGGTGAAGGTTTTCAGATTCAAACATTTGGCGCATAAATCATATCGCTAATAAACCGCAGATGAAAGGGATTTGAACATGGGAGTAAAGCGTCAGCGGTCATTCAATGATTTGCTAATGACATTCGTAGCAGTTCCACTGGTTGTATCTTGGTTGGTGTTCGCTTGTTACGTTATTTACAAAGGTTTGAATGACGATTCAGGATTCATTCAAGAAAATTTAGATTTCTATGTTGCTCTAATTGCTATCATCGGGGGACCAGCACTTCTTTTCATCAATTCAATATTGGGTGCATGGGTTCAGGAACAAACCGCTCAGATGAATGCACTTCCAATCAGACTCGAATTAGACATCGAGAATGCTAAAGCAAATACAGCATGGGCATTAGAGGCTCAGAAGATGAGACAACTTCACGAAGAAATGTTATCAGCAAAGGAACAAGACTTCCTACACAAAAGCGGATTGACTACAGGAACAGATGTCATGGCTGATGTTAAAGTCTCAAAAAAATAAGGTGAAATTATGGAAATAGCAGGCGTTGAATTACAATATATAATATTAGCAATAGCAGCAATTGGAACATTAATTGTTTGGGGCTTGAAGAAGTATCAGGTCATAATGGCAGATGGCAAAGTTTCTCTGAATGAAATAATCGAGACTCTGACAGAAGCAGAATCACTTGTTGATGATGTAGTCGATGCAGTAGAAACTGTTGTCGATGAAAAAGAAAAGGCTGATGCAGAGGCGAAAGTCGATGAGTGATAGTGAAATTTCCGAAATAAAGGAAGACATTCAGAAGATTAAGGACAATCATCTTTTTCACATTGAGAAAGATATGAATAAAATGGCAATTGATGTCGCGGTAATCAATGAAAGATTGAAGGCAGTAGAGGGCTTTCAAGACGATATCAAGGACTTCATTAAAGCATATGCACAGAGAACCATGGCAGTAATGGTCGCCGCTACAGGGGCTTCTGTCGGCCTTATTGGTATGATGTAATTCCGATAGTGTGAATAACTGTAGTCGAACCTCAATGAATTGATGGCAGATAGGCAAAGGTCAATTCTCGACCGTGTGTTGCGAAGAAGGGTTGACCCCGCTGATGTTGCGAAGTTGAATAATCTCATGAACGCCTCGGTAGATTGGGATGGAAAAGATTTGGCTTCACTTTCCAAAATTCAGATGGCGACAAGTTCCGGATATCAGAAAAAATCAGGCGCTTCCACTGTTGTTTCCTACGACCTATTGAGACAAATAGCCAACAAGTCTGAAGTCGTAAACGCAATTTTGAGACGAGCGGTTGACGATACTTTGGCAAACGGATACGAGTTTGCTTTGGCCGAAGGAAAAGAAAGTGGGGATTCTTCTCAATTAGAAAAAGTTAGAACTTTTTTCAAGAGACCGAATCCTGATGACATGGGTGATGAATGGCTAGAGACAATGTTGTTCGATTTAATCCTCTTCGGTGATGCTTATCTCGAACTTGACGGAACGGAAGATTCCAAAAGTGAATCCGGTGAAGATTGGAATTTTGGTGGAGACTTAATTGCGATTTGGCCTATCGAAGCCGAGACAATGAAAATTATTCCCGCTAAACAATTACCGGCTCCGCCTGAAATGGCTTATGTTCAGAGCATAAACAAAAAGACGAGAAGATTCTCAAGTGCGAAAGTGCTTCATCTTGCCAAGTTCAAACAAGGACGAGGATACGGTTCATCTCCGCTGATTCCATTACTCGAAGTTATTACAGGACAATTGAACTTGAGTAATTATCTGAACGCACTTTACACAGGAACTCTTCCAAAGACGATTATGAATGTTGGAGATATTTCCAACAACGAGATGAAAGCGATGCTCGGATTGATAGAGCAACAATTGTCAGCCGGACAATCTCCATTCGGATTGATTGCGATAAATGGTGGCTCAGGTTTCAACATGCATCGACTAATAGATTCTACTAGAGAAGGAGCGCAATTGGATTTGTTGTATTATTATCGAGAAGAGATTTGTGCCGTGTTCGGAATCCCGCCTATGAAACTTGGTTGGGTTCAAACTGGAAAGATGTCAAATCCTGAACAACAATTAGATGCTTGGTATGATGTTATCGAATCATATCATAATCGAGTTTCGTCAGTAATCAACAATAACATTCTTCCGTTGCTAGGAATTACAGATTGGCAATTCAAGTTTATTTCTATCAGACCGAAGCAAGATGGATTAAGGGCAGAAACATTTGCCAAGAATGCTTCCGCAATTTCTTCGCTCAGACAAGAAGCAGCAATCTCGATTAACGAGGCTCGTTCCATTCTCGGACTTGAGCGAATCGAGAACTCAGCAGCAGATGACCCATTCTTTGTTTCTCCAAAATTACAAATTAATCAACCGGACGCTTTCGAAAATGAACCTAGTGCAGATAATACACCGGAAGACTTGGATGAGGCAAGTGAAATACCTTCTGAAGAACTAACTTTGTTAGACCTATTTCCCTCAATAGGCATCGCAGAAGACCACGGACAAGGGGCCGGAGAATCTCCCCAGTATGTTCTCGAGGAAGGTTTCGATGAAGAAACTCAAAAATTAATAATTTCAAAAAAAAAAATTAACGAACCGGATGAGTTCCAAGAGATAGAAGACAAAAGAACAAAATCACTTGAAGAACAATTTGAGACTCATCAAGTTATTTTCGCTGAGAATATAATGGCAGGATTAAACGGTAGATTCAGAAATGATGAAATCATGGTCGGAAAAGATATCGGCGCAGGAGATATGAATTGGGTTGTTCAGTTCATGGATGGAGAACTGGAAGAATTATTGAACACTCAAACTATTGCAGCAAGTGTGGAAGCGATGGGTGGTTTCACTGAAACTTTGGGTGTTGTCGGCGCAGGACTTCCGGGTTCTGTTGGTATTGGTTTCAACGACGCAGACAAAGCCGCGCTTTCTTACTGGCAAAGAAGGTGGACTTTGCCTGCTTTACAAAATACACTCAATTCATTCCGAGGAAAAATATTGGGAACATTCGAACGCATGACAAAAGAAGGAAAGAATTGGGCATGGGCATCCGGAGAAATGCGTCGTCAGATTGACCCGTTAGGAGATAAATACCCCAAGGGATTCTATTCTCGAATAGCAAGAACTGAAACTCGAAGGGTTGTTGAGAGCGCTCACATCTCCGGACTTTCTAAAGCAGGGATTCAATATGTCGAGAGATTAGTTACTGAAGATACTCAAACTGACAAAACACTTTGCTCACCATTTGACGGAACAATATATCGAGTTGACCAAGCGAGCGGGATTCTTCCTGCTCATCCAAATTGCAGATGCACGATGGTTGGATATTTGGGACCTGCTCCGAATGTTGATACAGACCCATTGAAGCCACAAGTTCCTGAAGCAAAAAGTTCGAATCAGGTCAACAAGCGCACATTGACTGTCGCCGACAGAACGCCACCACAAGGAGTTCGAGAAGCGTGTATCGTTGGAGTCAACAAACATGATGAAGGATTGAGCGGTGATGGATTGGAAGGAGCAACAGTTCGAGAAGCAAAGTCAATGATTCGAGGAACTCCAATAACATTAGCAAAAGCCAAGAAGATGGTTCGATGGTGGGGGCGAAATGAAAGATTCCTAGATTACGACAAAGATTCTCCGGCTTGGGTTGCAGCATTATTGTGGGGCGGTAGGCCCGGATTGTCTTGGTCAAAGAAACTATCGAGGGCAATAGAGGCTGAAGAATGAGCATCAAGATTGAGCCTGAAGGATTCAATACAAAATCATTAGATGCATGGCATCGAAGTTCCGGTAAAAAATTAAAAGGAAATCTTTCGAGGGCAATTAAGAAAATTGCATTTTCCATTCTGAAAGATGCAAAGAGAAACGCGCCAGTATTTACAGGAGCGCTCAGAGCAAGTGGCAGAGTTATACAAATAAACAAGTTCGCACAGGAAATTGAGTTTGGTGGAAATGGCACAGGAGTGAATTATGCGGCAGCCGTAGAATACGGAACTGGACGAAAAGGACCCAAACCATTTCTCCGTCCTGCCGTAGCAAAAAATCAAAAAGAAGCAAACCGATTAATTATTAAAGCATTGAAAGATGCGAATAAATAATGATGAACAAAAAGAAAAAGAAACCCGGTCGTTGTAGAATATGCGACAAGAAATGGAAAACTCCAAAAAAAGCACCAGTCGTTTTAGTAACTTGTGACGAGTGCAGAGCAAAGATGTTGGGCAACAGTAAGAAACCTCGAAGGACTAGGAAGAAGTAATGCCAAGGAATTTCAGGTTACAGAATGCCCGGAGATATTCTTCGACTGTTCCCAATCTATCTACTATAATTGCATCCTCTCCTATTCTTCCAAGCGCTCTTTTTGTAAATTACAAAAATTATACAGAGGGAAATACTCTCAATAGTCGAACAGCAATTGGAGCGAATATTCACATCGCTATCGCAGCGCCAAAATTATTGGGAGCATTTCCGGGCGGTGGGTTGAATACTCAAGGTTATCCTCAAACAAGAATAGGTTCAGAGGTTTTCAATCCTGAACAGACTCCGCAATTGACAGTCCTTGGAACCATTTTGTCGACTCCATCGAATCTCACGTTCTCTCCGTGGGGTGGAACAGGAACTCTCGAAAATGCAGTTAATGGAAAAGCGACCCGATTGCTGAGGCCACTGTTTGTAAAAGTAGTGTAAGTAGCGGAAATGGATTGTTATACAATCGGTTAGTCAGTCGGGTTCGAGCCGAGGACAATTTGATTATTTCACGCCTTTCAGCATATTGTGAAATCCCCACCGTGTCGGGTTCGAGCCGGGGGTTTGGGGGCGTCCATTTTCCGCTACTCAAGGTAGCATGAGAGGCAACCTCTCACAAATTGAACGGGTCGTTATTTTGTTATAAACCTTTCTATTGAGAGATAGTGATATTGATAGATGAAAACCTTTATAGGCGGAAACCTGTAGTCTGATACATCAAATCAGTGATAAACCACGGACACTCCCGTTAAGGTCGTATGGAACTAAGCGGAGCAATCAACGTAAAGGACGAAGGCAAGTTCGATTCACTAGATTTACCATCTCAAGATGTTCAAATAGAATACAGAATTATTACTCCTTTCAAAGTAGATAAGGCAGTAGAAGGACAAGAAACCAAAGACACAATCATTCGTGGTCCTGTATATGTTGGCGATAAAGACATGCTCGACAGACATGGCGAACTTGTGGATTACGATGCCATGATGCTCGCTTGGGATAAGTATTCCAAGAACCCAGTTATATTATACAACCATTCTAAGACATACGGAGTTATCGGAAAAATGACGAATGTGTCTATGGATGAGTGGGATGATTATGGAATGGTTCCAGTTGGAACTGCTATGATTGACGAGGGTGAGAGTGACATCACTAGAAAAATTAACAAAGGAATGTTAAAGGCATTCTCTATAGGTTTCATCGCTAAAGCAGCAGTAAAGATTTGCGAAGGTGAAGACGAAGAATGTTATATTAGATTTACAGAGATTGATTGGGTCGAGACTTCGGTCGTCGATGTTCCAGCATCTCCGGGCGCATTATTCTCAGTGGAGAAAAAATTCACTTGGAACAATGCAAAAACACTTGCTGAGAAATCCGCTGGTTGTGGCTGCGGTTGTAAAGGCACATCTATTGAGACCAATAGTTGCACAACAGAAACTACTGAAGAAAAACTTGAGGTGGACGGACAGGGCCAAAAAGAAATGGTCGGCGTAGATGTTTACACTACTGAAGAAGAAGCAAGCGCGAGAGCGATTGAATTAGGATGCTCAGGATTTCATACATTGGAAGATGTTGACGGAAATACTTTGTTTATGCCATGTAATACCCATGAAGACTACGAATCTTTAACAGAAGATAGTGAGGAAGTGGAACTGTCAGCGAACGATTTGGTTAAGAACCCCGACTCACACCGATTGAGAATAACGGAGTTAGAAGATATGTCACTTACCGAAGAGAAATCCACCGACGATATAGTCGAAACACTTGCTGAAGAACCTGTAATAGAGGAAGCAGCAATTGAGGAAGTAGTCGAATTAACAGTAGAAGAAACAGTTGTAGAAACTAAAGAAGCAGTTTCAGAAGAAGCAGTTGTTGAAGAAGAAGTTACAGAAGAAGTAATCACCGAGGATGCAGAAGCAGACGTCGAAGATTCTTCTCCGGCTTCAGGTGTTGAAGTTCTTATGGAAGTTGTTGGCGTATTAAAGTCAATTACTGAGAGAATGGATTCCCTAGAATCTAAAGTAGATGCGACAGAAACTTACTCAGCAGAAATCGCTGAATTAAAATCAATCGTGGAAGCAAGAGACGCAACAATCGTTGAACTTACAGAAGCAAAAACAGTTGCAGAGACAGAAGCAGCAATAGAATTAGAAGTTTCTAAGAGAGTTGCTAAAACTCTTACAGAAGTCGGTGTAGAAATGGAAGCACCTATCGCGAGCAGAAAATCTGCTATAGTCGATGATGCTTCTACTATACTAAAGAGCCACAGATTTGACCCACAACCAACCGTAAGTCCGGGAATGAACGGACTTGCTAAATGGTTAGAGGCTAACATAGCGGGAAAGGGTCAGTAAATAATCAAAAGGAATGTGAAAAAAATGAGTAGTGAAGAATTAGAATTTAACGACGTAGTAGAAAGAGTGAAAGCAGCCCTAGCAGGCGCGGCGGCATCGACAGGAGCAACAATGTTGCCTACTGAAACTGCTGACGAAATAATTGCTATAGTATATGAGAGAAACTTCATGCGAAGTCTTTTCCCTGCTATGCCAATGAACAGGAGAATTATGAAAGTTCCAAAACTAACTGGTTCAATCAAATTCCACGGTCAAACACTTGCTATGACTGAAGCAGGCACAGCATCCGCTGAATCTCGTGCAGCAACAAACGAGATTACTTTAGAATTAAAGACAATGATAGCAAACGTGCCAATCGGTAACTATCTGATTGCATACGGTGTTGAGGGATTACTTACAGTTCTCCGTGACGACATCGCTTCTCGTCTAGCATTCAATGAAGAGTCCCTGTTCATAAACGGTGACACAGTAATAACCACTTCATACGCTGACAACATCAACGGAATATACAATGCTTCAACCAATCCGGGTGGAGTAGATGCAGATGATAACGATTATCTAACATTATTCGACGGTCTTAGAAAGTCCGCTGGTAAATCTGTTTCAGTTTCAGGCACTTTTGCTTTGTCACATCTACGTTCAGGAATTAACGAACTTGGTGTTTACGCAGATAACCGCGGTGACCTTTCTTTAATTGTCCCTAGGAATCTCGAGGTTCAACTTCTCGGCATGACGGAACTTCAAACCGTGGATAAATACGGACCGGGCGCAACAATTCTCTCAGGAGAACTTGGACGCATTTATGGTATCCGTGTTTTCGCAACAGGCGTTATTGCTGCTAACCTAGGATGGGATGGCACTTTCGACGCTACAGCAACAGTCGCTAACAAGACTATGGCTCTATTATTGCAGAACCGTTCTCCTTTAATCGGAAACCCTACAATTGGTGACAGAAGATTCAGCATAGGTTTCCACGACGAGCCTTCGAAAGACAGGTTCTTACTTATACCAAAGCAAGATGTTGCATTCGCTGTAAGATACACAGATGCAGTAGTCAAACTAACTGGAATAAACACAGTTTGAGTAGGATAATGTGGGGAGCAATCCCCCATTATCTTCTCGATGCTTTAGCGCATCGCTGATAAACCATAAAGGGTGAGGTAACTATATGCCTTCATCCGGTTATTTCATGGGGCCTTTAATTATAGGCCAAGCGTCAGAAACAGCGTTAGACTATTGCACTCTTGCAGATGTTGAAACTTATGCAGGTGTTGACTTTTCAGAAGGAATTGGTCCCAGTGATTCCCAAATAGCAACAATGATTTCTAACGCATCCCGAGTATTGGATGCATATCTCGGAACTCAACAAGCATCCACGGTCACAGTCGAAGAATGGATTGACTCTACCACTTTTGGAGAACATGCCGTGATGGGCCTTCGGCCAGTAGCAAGCGTGACAAAGATTGAGGAAGTTGATGGCGCAGGTGTGGTTGTCAAAACTTTACTTCAAGGCAGAGATAGAGACAGCGACGAATATTGGTTGCATAATCCCGAGGCAGGAATAATAAGATTCCAGTCTTACTTCGGTGGGAAAATCAAAAACTTTCTCAAGGTAACTTATGTCAGTGGAAACACAACAGTTCCAGCGATGGTGAAGATGGCGTGTATTCTGATGGTTTGTCGAAATGCAGCGAGAGCCGCTTTGAATGATGAGAATTGTATGGACCGAATAAAAGATATGTGGGCGAGATTGGAAGACAATACTCAATCTGAACTTGATTGGTTTTTGAAACAATTGAGAAAAGAAAAACTTGTGGGCGTTGCGACGTTCGGTATGAAGGGAGCATATTGAGGTCAATAGCATGGCAATCACTGACACTGGTGTTCCCACAAACTCTGTTTGGTATGCAATAAAACAATTTTTGTTGAATAATTTAGTTTCTCCATCCCCGGGAACATGGACTGTTTCAGTCAACAATGATTGGCTTCAATACAAGAAAGGGAAAACGTATCAAGTTTGCATCGTTCCAGTTTACTCTGAAACAAGCGCTGAAAGTTTGACAGGTGGAGCAAGTTCGACATCGGGAAAAATATCAACAGCATATTATCAAATCACTCTCACTCATCCCGACAGGGAATCGGCTCACGATTTGTTCCGCAACACCGTGGCTATTCTGAATAATGAAACTCTTTCAAGCCCACAAACAGGTGGAGCGCTCACAGGAGTAGAAGGGACAGATTATCATTGGATTCGTCTCACGAAAGCAGCGGCGGGGCAAATGGTTACTCTCATGGCTCCGGAATGTGGACCTGATGGAAAGCATGACGAATGTAATGGATTCAGATATGATTTATCCGTCGCCGTTCGTTGGAATGAATAACTACGGTTAAAAACCCCTAAAGGTTCCATTGAACTACATGGCTCTCGTAGATTTGAAGAAAGCAGAACTTATCGCTCTTGCAGAAGAGAATGAATTAGATACAACAGGAACGAAAGCAGAACTGGCAGCAAGGCTCGATTCTCATCTCACATGGGATGATGCAGAAAAACTTGCAGATGAAGAAATCGCTGAGGTTGAGGCTGAATTAGAAGAAGAGTTAGAAGTAGAAGAGTTCTTTTCTGAAGAACTTGTGGAAGAAGAAGATACAGGAGTTACAGAATGGAACGGATTCGATTTGACACTTGGAGACTCTGATGATTTCTTGAAAGGACTTTATATGAAAGTTCTAGGACGAGAAGTTGACAAAGGTGGTCTCCGTCATTATACCAGCATTTTAGAAATGCACAAAACAATGACTCGTGCAGATATTCTACAAGATTTACTTAATTCAGGCGAGTTCAAAAATCTAAAGTGATTTCGGATGAGTCCCGCATGGGAACTATTCTGTCTTTTTGAATTTGTTATAATCATTGGTTGTTTGGCCGAATGGTTTCTTCGGTCTGAAAGAATGTGGTGATATATTACGGGTCTTTCAAAAGGTATAGAAAACTGCTTTTTATGAGTCCGCCTCTCTCTTCTCTATATTGTTCCTCTATCCCCGACCCGTAATGTTGGAGTCAAGTTGTAGAAGAAGGTTCAGTGGCATGAATGCTTCGGCATATACTGACGCGTTTCAGTAATGCACAGTGGGTCTCTTCCTCGGCCTTCTTCTACAAACTAAGCGAGCAGCACTTCACCTATAAAGGTTGTGTTTATCAATACTCTGTTCTCTCAATAGAAACCTTTATAACTAAAAGGCTGTGTCATTAGTTTGTAAGAGGGCGCGGGTGATAGCGGCATTAACGGCCGTCGCGAAAGGGAGCAATCTCCCCCGGCGACATCGCGAAAGGGACTAGCGGCATTAACGGCTGCTAACTCTCTCAGCGACTATCCCCCAAGAAGCAGCATCGCGTCCTCTTACAAATTAAATGGTATTCGGTCGAAGACCATTAACGTATTTTTGAACCACCAAAAACTTGCGTCTTTTCTAATTGCCAGTGTATCGGCGAGATGCAAACTGAATCCTCGTCTTGCCATCTCCGCGATTATCACTTCATTCGCTTGCTCATTTACATGATGATATCCACCTTGTCCCGGAATAGCCCAAGAAATTATTGCTCTGTTTAAACAAGTTTTACGGATATTGTGAAGCAAATCTTGTTGCCTATTGAGTGGAATATGTTCACCTACTTCGAGACAGAGCAAGTTTGCGGGAGCCGCATTCAAATCTTCGGTCAAATCAAATTGAATAATCGGATGAAACTTGGCTAGGTGTTTTAGAGAAGTTCCTTCGTATCCGACAACGACGAAACCTTGAGAAGATAACGAGACGCAATAATCTCCCGGACCGCAGCCAAGGTCGTAGATTGGTTCTTCCATTGGAAAATATTTCCACAAGTTTTTCATGAGGTCGGGGTCAGAGCCATGCTGACCGTCCGCTTCTTCGACATTCCAAATGCCCGTCGGTCCTACCATCGACTCACTTTTTCCGTTTGTTTCCAAATGCTTTCTTTTTTCCACTGACAATCTTTTGACGCTTCATCATTTTGCGGGTTTCTTCTTTTTGATTTTTTGTTATCACAACGGTAGGTAGAATCTGTTGAGTGATTGGGTCGAACCCGAGAAAACCGGGTCTGCGTCCCTCACGGCGTTCTCTCATACAAATGTCACAATAATGTGTTGAATCTATATTGTGAGAGAACTTTTGTGAAACTCCTTCTATTTTGAATGCTCGTTCGAGAGCATCTTTTCTTCCGTCATCATAATCCATTCCGATTATACAAGAACGACCATGAGTTTTACATCTGCCTTGTGCCTCGCCACAAGTTTTTGTTGCTTTGTTTGGCTTTTTAATATCGCTTTGTTTCTCCATCATATCACCTTCGATAATCCACCTAACGGGTGTAATTTAATTGCCGTTTTAATTATTTGATTTTCTAATTGACTGGTCAAAATATCCCAATCGAAATTATCCTCAGCAAACTTCCTCGCTCTGATTCCCATTTCTTTTCTTTCTTCAGTATCCTCATATGCGGAAACCATAGCCCAAGCCAGTTCTTGAATGTCAACCAATGTCATGGTCACTCCCCATTGAGGACCTACGATGTGAGTCGCTGAATCGACCAACCAACCACGACGAGCAGGACCAATTCCCACAAGTTCCGGGCCTGTTGAGTTATCGGGAAGAATAATTGGTTTACCACATGCCATGGCTTCTGCCGATGGAATACCAAAACCTTCTCCGCCTGTCGCCATTATGTGAACATCACAAGTTTGAAACAATCTTGCCATTTCTTCTTTCGTTAAACCCATTAGAGGGTTCGCACTTGTGTCAGAAAAAGCAACATAATCCTCGAGGCCGTATTGAGTTATGAGAGCAGGCAGATTCCATCCACCCATTCCGAATGTGTCTGTCGGGTCGCCACAATGCAAAACCAATCCAACATCTTTCGGATAATTTTGTTGGTCTAAGAATAGAGAAAAAGCCTCTAACAACCGGGGTATTTGTTTTCGATTTGTATTTCTTGCCACACTGGTGAAAACGAAATCCCATTTCAACCCCATTTTCTTTTTCAGTTCAAGTTTTTCTTCATCACTGACAGGTTTGAAGATATCAAGTTCGACACCGTGATAAAGAACAGGACTTTTTTCTGTAAGATATCTGTCGAGCATTCCATCTCGTTTATCAGCAGCAACAATTCCGCTTGAGGAATATTCAGAAATGAAATCTTCAAAAGTTTTCTGTCCGAACTTGCTCATGAACATTGGAGTATGCATCATTTTCAGAATGTCTTTCCATGCAGGGGAAATAGGGAATCCGTCAATAGGAAGATAAGCGAGATAAGGGAGACCGACTTTGTTTGTTGATACAACGGAATGACCAACGAGCCAAGGGTCAACTAATGAAACGTAAATATCCGGCTCAAGTCTTTTTATTGTCGCGTCGAGAATGGTTGTGCTTCCGGGACCGCCCAAGTTTTCAGAACCGTATCCTGAGATTCCAGCGTGAACCAAAGTCCACCCTTCTTCGTGTTTGAAATCTTCTCCGTTGTAATCCCAACCCATGACAAAAACTTCATGGCCTTTTTTGACTAATCTTTTAATCAAGTTCCTAGTTACAATTCCATATCCTGTGGGTCTTGTAGGTTGCTCGCTGCCCCAAAGTATTCTCACCATATACTTGGCTGAAATAACCACTATTAAGAATGTTCGGGTTCATCAATGGAAGGTCCGGGCATGTTGAGATTGTTTTCTCGTTCTGCGGTTCTTTGTTTTCTAATTTTTCTTCTCGCAGATTTTTGCTTCAATCTTCTTTTAGAAATTTCAAATTTTTTTGTTGTGTCTTCAATCGTATCGAGGTCGATAGTCTCTTTTTTACCGTGGTCAGAATAAGTGACGCCTTCAAGTTTTTCTTCGTAATGATGACGACGATGACAATTAGAACAGAGAATGTCGCACTTCGCCATCTCTTCTAAAATTCTTTTTTGAGAATAACCATTTCCTACCAAATGACCGACGGCGGCAGTTTTACTTCCTTCGACTCTATGATGATACTCCAATAACCAAGGACAAGTTTCTCCACTCAACCCACAATTTTGACATTTTGCTTTTCTTCTATGTTGGTCAAACCACAAGCGAATATTCTTCCGGCGAATAGCGACTGCGTTTTTCCTTTTCTTCGAATTATTAGCGTAGTAGACCTTTTGATATCGACGATTATACTCGCGTCTTTTGTCCGCATCCTTGAAAGGCACAATTGAAACTCAGCAAGTTTGAGGTTATTTAGTGAGTGGATTTGTATTTGTATTGATATAATGAGACATTGATAGATAGAAACCTTTATATGCAGGAAGCCGCACGAAAGAACATGGCAAGACAGATGGCGCTTACACAAACTAACAGAAACTCACTACCTGAATTATATTCTCAGGAAGATGAAGGAACAAATGCAATCGGACAAGTAAGATACTTTTGGGGAAGCAGCGCTTCTTTCGTAGCAACAGAGTTCGACGGAGAAGACACATTCTTCGGATACATCAGCGGAGTTCAAGAATCAGGATGGACTTATATGTCTCTATCAGAAATGTGGTCAACACACGGACGCTTCATGGGAACAGAGAGAGATTACCACTTCACCCCAACAGCAATCGCAAACTTGCAGTAAGCGAATCCCTCATAAACCCCGAATTGTCCTCGGTTATCTATGGCAGTTCATGGTTTTACAGGTGTGACCGGGAAAATTACAGTAAGCGGCACAATTGTTGGTTTCGTTTCAGGTGATTTCACCGTAGCACGAGCAACAGGAAAATACGTCACTCTCGGTTCAAACTTGCCGACAGCAAAC